ACATTCGGCCACGCGTTGTAGATGTACCGCTGCTGTCCGGACGCGTCGCAGGCGCCGGCACCGGCGACCTCCTGCCACACCTCCAGGCTGTAGCGGCGGGTGGGGTTGCCCTCGGCCAGGGCGAAACCGGTACCGGTGGTGGGGGTGCCGGTGGTCAGCTCCCGCGCGGAGATCATCAGCGCGGCGGCGGACACGTTGACCTCACAGAACTGGGAGGTGAGGTTCAGCCTTTTCAGCGTCGGGTCGTCCTTCTGGTTGACGCACGGCGTACCGTCCGCGGTCCGCTCGAAGAACTCGGTGCCGTCCTCGTACTGGGGCTCCATGCTCACCTGCACGAACCCCTTGGTGACGGACACCTGACCGCCCGCCCCGGTGACGGGCACGCCACAGGCGTCCAGCTCGATGATGCGCATGTGCGTGCCCTTGATCGGGGTGGCGCACGTGGAGTGGGTTGCCATTGATCTTCTCCTACTCGGTGGGCACGCCCAGGGCGATGTGTGCGGCCAACAGACAGCACTCGAAACCGATCACGTAGGTGCGTTCGGCGAGCATGCTGAGGGTGTTCGTGGAGCGGTCGAGGGAGTCACGCACCGTGGACACGTACACGTCGGAGCGGTAGCCGAACACCGCGCCGGTCGCGTAGATCCACGACGAGTCGGCGGCCGCTGGGCTGCCGTCCGGTCCGCTGCCGGTGTAGCCGCTGCCCGCGACGACGAGGTTCCCGCCGACCGTCACCAGCCGGCCGTCCTCCTCGCGGCGTTTGACCAGCTTCCACGCGGCGAGGGTGGGCAGCACCCGCCGCGGCACATGGATCACGCCCTGCCCGCGGTAGCAGTCCGCCAGCCCCTGCTCCAGCACACCCAGCGCGGTCGCCGGATCACCGGCCCCCGTCACCACCGGGGACGCGGCCGGCTGGAGCACGACGCCCTGGTCGTCGAGCACCTCCGCATCCGCGGCCAGCCGCGGGTACACGACCGGCTGCCCGCCGGCCACGCCCGTCCAGAACGCGGTCTCGAGCTGGTGCTGCTCGACGCGGGCGAGCGCCGACTGTGCGACGGTGCTGGCGTCGGGGAGACCGACGGGCGAGCAGTCGAACCGGGCGTACACCGTGAAGGGTGTGGCGCCGCGGTTCGTCTGCTCGACGTTGCCGGTCTTCTCCGGCGGGACGGGCGCCTCGCCGGTGCCGGACACGGCCATGCACTGCGCGAACGTGGTCGCGCCGACCGGGCAGCGCTCGGTCCACGTGATCCCGTTCTGCCAGTGCGTGCCGGGCACACTCGGCTGCTGGGCGACGTCCCACAGCCCGTGGGGCAGGGCGGTGAACACGGGTGGGTCGACGATCTGACGAGCCACAATTCACCGCCCTTCCCTGTCCATTCGGTTCACGTCACGTGATCCGGGTCAGACCCGGACCGTGCCGGACAGCAGGGTCGAGGTGGCGCCGTTGACGTTGAAGCCGACCGTGTACCGGCGGGACTCGTGGCCGACGCGGGCGATCAGGTGCGCCTCCTCCGACCAGGCGGCGGTGTGGTCGTTGGTCTCGTTCAGCACGCTGTCGCGGACCACGCCGAGGTCGAGGCTCATGCCGTTGCCGTGGAGGAAGGTGCCGGCCGCGTACAGCAGGAAGTCGACCGTGGTGGGCCATGCGGTCATCGCCGACGCGTTGCCGAACTGGCTCGCGCCGCGGACCTGCCAGTCGTCCACCCACTGCGGGCGGACGTTCCGCGAGATGAAGTACGAGTCGATCTGCGCGTTGCCGACCTCGAGCAGGTCGACGCCGGCCTTCCAGGCGAGGTCGGCGCGGATGACCTCCCGCACCCAGGCGGGGAACACGACCTCGAGGGTGTCCTCGAGGGCCATGCCGTACCGCTCGCGGTAGTCGGTCGCGGCGAGCCCGGCAGCGTTGAAGATCCTCGGGGCGGCCGAGTCGGTGGCGGCACCACCAGTGATGGAGATGGCCTGTGTGGAGCGGGCCACCATCAGCGCGATGAGGCGGGCGTTGACGGCGTGGTCGTGGGCCCGCATCAGCAGGCGGACCATGTTCGCGGTCGCCTCGGGGTAGGCGTCGTTGGCGAGGTTGCCTGCGGTCAGGCAGATGCCGTATGCCTCGAGCCGCTCCTCGTTGAAGTCGGGGCAGGGCACGCGCACGCACGGCTTGGTCGGGGAGCCGGTGGCGGCGGCGATGTCGTCGGCCTCGGTCCACAGCCACGGGTTCGAGGTGTTGTCGAACGCCTCGGCGAAGGGGGCGAAGGCGCCGCCGTCGATGGCGTCCGCGAGGGACGGGGAGACGGGGAACTGCACGCCACCGCGGGTGACGCCGAACGTCGGCAGGTCGATGAGCCCGGAGCTGCCGGCGATGTTGAAGAAGTCGTAGCGGATCTCCGACGGTGCGCACCATCCGCCGGCGGCGACGAGCGCTTCGGCGTCGAACCCGGACTCGCGCTTGGTGAGGTAGCGGAACAGCTCCTCCACCTCGGCCGGTGTGGTGCGGGCGTCGACGGTGTGGGAGAACTCGTTCCGGATCGACGCGACCGTCTGGTAGCTGGGGTTGCCGCGGGTGACCGGCATGCTCTTGGCCTTGCGGCCGACGACGTCCACCAGCGCGTCGAACGTGGACAGTTCGCCGCCGCGGGCGACGCCGGGGATGTCGACCGAGGCGGTGACGGCCAGGCGCTGCTCCTTGACCGGCGGCTTCGGCGCGTGGGCCGCGGTCTCCGCGAGGGAGGCGGTGGCGCGGCGGGCGATCTCCTCGGGGCGGACGCTGCCGCCCTTGCGGTCGAGCATCAGCGCGGCCATGCCGGCGGTGACGCCGCGTGCGGCTGCGGCGGCGATGGCCTCGGGGTCGACGGCGGGTGCGGGCTCGGCCTGCTGCTGGGCGGCGGGGGTGCCGTGAACGCGGGCCTGGAGCTGGGAGAGCTGCTCGGCTACGCGGGCCTGCTTCATCTCGGCCTCGCGCTGGGCGCGGACTTCGCGGACGGAGAGTTCGGCGCGGATGCGGTCGAGGTCGTCGGTGAGGCGGAGTGCGTACTGGAGCGTCTCCGGGTCGACTTCTCCCTCGGGGTTGTTGATGCGTTCGAACTCGGCGACGGCGCGGGCCTCGAGGTCGCGGAGGTCGTCGTCGGAAGTGAGGGTCAGGTCGGACGGGGCGCTGAAGAGCTCTTCGGCCACGGTGTCCTCCGGTTTCGAAGGGGGTTCTTTGCGCCCGTCATGGTGGCGCCTTCGACCGGAGGTTAGCGCAATAGCACACAGCCCGGCAAAGGTCAATTCCCTTTACCGGGCTGGTGTTTATAAAGGTCAGGAGCCTGACGGCGGTGGCGGCGCAGGCGCCGGCCGCTTCTTCTTGTTGCAACTGCACATATTTGCCTACCTCCCTCCGGGGTGGACACGGCGCGACAGCATACGCATCACGATCCGCACCGCCTCACGCTCGAGATCCGACTGCGACCGCCCCCACGCCACCGTCGGCCGACCCGCAGCCACCAGCGCCTGCGGCTGCCCCGACGCGACCCGCGCCCGCATCTTCGGCACCGGGAATCCCGGCACGTTCACCGCCAGCAGACCCACGAGGCGCAGCTGACCGCCGATCCGCCGCCAGTCCCCCGACACCTGCCCCGCAGCCTGGAGTTCGTACACCTTCAGCGGGTCCGCGCCCGGACGGATCGCACCCGCCACCCAGATCCCATGCGCGTCGTTGCCCACGGCCACATCCGCGACGGCCGCGCCGGTGTTGTCGTAGTGCTCCGCCGCCGGGCCCGCCCCCAGATGCAGCGGCGCATGCCCGGTCCCCACGGTGATCTGACCGACCGCCACCCGCGAGCCGTCCGCGCACACCACCTCGCCGGTCCGGTAGTACGGGTGGTCGTCCTCACGCGGCGGCTGGACACACACGCCTTCCTGCCCGATGTGGCAGGAGCCCCACTGCGCGGCGTGCCCGTACACGCGGCCCTCGTCCGTGACGGTGATCGGCGTGGGCAAGCTGAGCTTGGGGTCGGCGAACCACTCCGCCGGCGGCCTCCACACCTCCCCCGACGCGGTGACCGCGTGCAGCGCCCGGAACGGCTCCGGCTCCCGCCCCGCGTCCCGCAGGTGCGCGGCCACGTGCTCGTACACGCCGCGCCGGTCCGCCTCCGGGATGCTCGTGCCGCCGCGGGCCCCGTGCAGCGCGGCGATCGCCGCCGAGCATGCGGTGAGGTTCGCCGGGCCGACGGTGCCGTCGGCGTTGATCTCGTGGTGGATGAACTTGGCCGCGGTCTTGGGGAGTTCGCCGTCCTCGACCGCGCTGCCGTCGTACCAGGCGTAGGCGGCGCGCGCCTTCGCCACCGTCAGCGGCGCCTCGAGCCGCTTCTCGTTGGCGGGCCCGTCCCAGTCGCC